AGCGGATTGGATTCAGAAAATCAGGTATTGGGATAAAGCAGGAACTGAAGGTGGTGGTGCGTTTACAGCCGGGGTTCTTATGGGTGAGGACAAAGACCATCGGTTCTGGATATTGGATGTCATCCGGGTTCAGCTGGATACCGGGGAAAGGGAAAAGCTGATAAAACTGACCGCTCAGATGGATGGGTACGGAATCAAAGTTGGGATTGAGCAAGAGCCGGGCAGTGGTGGGAAGGAATCCGCTGAGAACACTGTTAGGAATTTGCGTGGTTTTAACGTTGAAGTTGTTCGCCCAACGGGTGATAAAGCAATCCGGGCAATGCCTTTCTCCGCACAGGTAAATGTAGGGAATGTATACCTTGTGGCAGGAGAGTGGAACAACGCATATATGAATGAATTAACACTGTTCCCGAACAGTAAATATAAGGACCAGGTGGATGCTACCAGCGGTGCGTTCACTCTTTTAACGTTTTCACAGCGTGGCAGAATAGGAGTTTTTTGATATGAAGATAAAAAAGAAGGAAACCAGTGATGCGGTTCTCAATGAGACTGACAAACAGGTGATACGGGATATGGTGTTGAACGCCAGCCTGTCCCGGTCTGCTCTGTTGAGCAATCTTATTGACCCCCGGAGGGACATTGACAATGAATGTGGATACCCGAAAGAGCTGACAGTTGAACAATATCAATTGATGTATGACCGGGAAGGAATTGCAACCCGTGTAGTGAGTCTGTTCCCGGAGGAAAGCTGGGCTGATGAACCTCAAGTTGTTGAAGATGAAAAAATGGAAGACACGGAGTTTGAGAAGGCTTGGAAGGATTTGGAACAGGAACGCAACCTGAATGCCTTTATGCTCCGGGTTGACCGCTTGAGTGGCATCGGAAGGTTTGGTGTATTGCTTTTGGGGTTTGATGATGGAAAAACTCTTGACAAGCCCGTTGAGGGAATAGATGACAACGGAATGCCCAAGGAAGGAAGCAGGGCAGAACGCCAATTGCTTTTTCTCCGGGCTTTTTCCGAATCAGTTGTCAAGATAAAATCAGTTGAAAAGAATATGCAAAACCCCCGGTATGGAAAACCATTGATGTACAGTATTGCTTTTGAAGATGCAGACAAGCCGAAAGCAAGCACCGGGGAAACACAGATTGATACCGGGAAGGAAGTGCTTGTTCATTGGACAAGAGTGATACACGTTGCTGATAACCGGGATTGTTCGGAAGTATATGGAGTGCCCCGGATGCAATGTCTTTTTAATCGGCTTTATGACCTGAGAAAAATCTGTGGTGGTTCCGGGGAAATGTTTTGGAAAGGTGGATTTCCCGGATACGCATTTGAAATGGACCCCCAAGCCCAAGCCCCGGTTGCCGGGAGTGATGAAGATTCTGCACTCACCGAACAGATAACAAGTTATGCAAACGGGCTTCAGAGGTACTTGAGGCTTCAGGGCATTACGGTCAACAGTCTCAATCCGCAGGTTGCTGAACCGAAAGCCCACGTGGATGTTCAGCTGGAAATGATTGCGATTGCCTTGGGTGTTCCGAAAAGGATATTCATGGGCTCTGAACAAGCCAAACTTGCAGCTGAAGAGGATGCCCGAAATTGGAACAAGCGGATTGCAAGAAGGCAGAACAAATACCTTTCTCCATACCTCATCAGACCTTTGATTGACAGGCTTATAGCCGTTGGTGTTCTACCTGAACCCAAAAACCCATATGATGTAATATGGCCAGACCTTGCTCAGCCGTCAGAGATGGACAAAGCAAACGTATTGAAAGCACGGGTGGAAGCGTTCAGCAAGTATGTCGGTGGTAGCGTTGATATGCTGATTCCGCCAGAGGTATTTTTCAAAATGTTTATGGAACTTGATGAAGCCGAAATCAAAGAAATTGTTGATGCCGCTAAAAAGCGCATGGATGAATTTGAAGAGGAACAACGTGAGTTGCAAAAGGCAGTCTCTGAAGAGGAAAGACAACAGCCGGGTGGTGACCAAGAAGGAATGACTGAAGAACAAAAGATGTAAGGAAAAGAAATGGCATTACTAAAATATGACCCAACCCGGACAACAATGTTGCGGAAATCTTACATGGCAGAAATGCGCAAGCGGTTCTATTATGTTCGCAGTATGATTACCAAAGCAATTTGGAAATTGGACGTGCTTGGATTGGATGAAAGTGAACCATTTTCTTTCAACCAAGCATTACTCACAACCAACCAACTCCCGGAAAGACAGGCTTGGAGATTTCAGACAGATGCTGGAAAGGTTACATCATTCAGGAATTGGTTAACAGAAGTTGTCGCTGACCCGGATGGTCCATTATTTATTGACCCCATAAAAGGTGACCCGTGGTCAGCCCCTTACATTCATTCATCGTATAGAAGGGGTGCTGTCCGGGGTTATATAGAAATGTACCCGGAAGCCATGGCTGAAAATCCGGATTTTTACCTTGGGAGTCAGGAACAGTTTATTGAGTCTGCATTCGCTCAGCCGGAGATGACAAGCAAAATAGAATTACTGTACACCCGGTCATATGATGAGTTGGTAGGTATTACTGCTGATATGGCCAAACAAATGTCCCGGATATTAGCCGATGGAATGGCTAATGGATTGAGTCCAAGAGTTATTGCCCGGAATATGACTTCAACCATTACCGGGATTACAAGAGTACAGGCTATGAGAATTGCCAGGACAGAAATAATCCATGCTCATGCGGAAGGAAGTTTGGATGCCCTTCAACAGTTGGGAGTTGAGGGGGTTATAGCCGATGTAGAATGGAGTACAACCGGGGATGAGAAGGTTTGTGAACAGTGCGATGAGTTAGAAGGAACGGTGTTCACTATTGAAGAGGCACGTGGGCTGATTCCCCGGCATCCCAATTGTCGTTGCGCTTGGCTCCCGGCAACTGTAGGAGAAAGCAAGCGTGGGCAAACCCGTGGATTGAGAGATAAAAAGAAAAGTGTAAATGATTCATTGAGGGCAGAGTTGCCCCGGAAATCCCACGTTGGTGACGAGTTCAAAAGAATCCCACAAACTGTTAGTGAAGCAAAACGACGCAGTACATGGGTTGGTAAGGAACTGTTTTGAAAAGGAGAATTTGAAATGGGAAGCAAGAAGAAAAAAGGTGGAATGGCGTTCAACAATTTGGAATTGGCAACGGAAACAAAGGAGCAATTTATCACACTGTGTGCTCAGTATGAGTATATGGGCAATTTATTTAAACTTCAGGGAAAGGCTCTTGTTCATCCTATGTTTTCCAAGACAACTGTCCCGGAAGTACAGAAGCGGATATTACAGCAGTATCAGGAGATGGGTGAAGCCTTGAAAAATATAGGCACGTGTCTTGACCTGATGCCCGGAAAGAATGTGTTGAAGCCGGAAGGTGACCCCCGGAAAAGCCAGCTGGAAAAAGATATGGAATTGGGCAGAACCCATGAGGGTGAAGACCCAATTGAAAACAAAACTTTTGTTTCCAATATTTCCCCGGATGATTTGGAAGCCGAAAAGAATGGCTACCAACTCCCGGAGGAAGACAAATGAAAGCACTCATTACAGGAATCACCGGACAAGATGGAAGTTATTTGGCAGAACTGCTCTTGGACAAGGGGTATGAAGTCCATGGGATGGTACGCAGAGCATCTCAGTTCAACACCCAACGGATTGACCATGTATTTGAGGATTTACATTTACATTACGGGGACATGACCGATGGTACAAGCCTGAGACATATACTTGAGGTGAGTCAAGCCGATGAGGTGTACAATCTTGCCGCCCAATCGCATGTGAAGGTGAGTTTTGAGTGTTCAGAATATACTATGGATGTAAACGCTCTTGGAACATTACGACTTTTGGAAGCAATCAAAGACAGTCCAAGAGAAATCCGAATGTATCAGGCTTCCACTTCTGAAATGTATGGTGATGTTGAAGGTATAATGAATGAAGAAAGTGAATTTGCCCCTGTTTCCCCGTATGGAATTGCTAAACTTGCAGCACATCGTTTGGCCCAAACATACCGGATGGCATACGGATTGCATGTGTCTTGTGGAATACTATTTAATCATGAAAGCCCCAGACGTGGTCCAACGTTCATTACCCGGAAAGTCTGCCGGGCAGTTGCCCGGATAAAAGCCGGGCTACAGGACAAACTTGAGGTGGGGAATTTGAAGGGTGTTCGGGATTGGGGTTATGCTCCTGACTATGTTCGGGGAATGTGGTTGATGCTTCAACAACCTGAGCCGGATGATTATGTATTGGCAACCGGGGAAACACATACAGTTTGGCAATTATGTAAACGGGCTTTTCAATTGGTGGGGATTGAGAATTGGGCTGACTATGTAAGCCAATCACCCCGGTTGAAACGACCACTTGAAGTTCCATACCTTTGCGGGGATGCAAGCAAAGCGAAAGAAAAGTTGGGATGGGAGCCCATTTTGCCTTTTGATTTAATGTTGATGGAAATCTTGGATAATGAAATAAAGGAATTGGAATGAAAGTATGGGTGACGGGTGGACATGGTTTTTTAGGAAAGCGTGTAAATTTTCATTTGGTGCAAAGAGGTCATGAGGTGGGAATACCAACTCACAATGAGGTTGACTTGTTATATCCTGACCAAATAATTTCTTACCTTGACAAGTTTCAACCAGACACCATAATTCATCTTGCTGCAATGTGTGGGGGTATTGGAGCAAATAGCAAACACCCTGCTGAATTCTTTTATAATAATTTGATGATGGGGGTTCAGTTGATTGATGCAGCCTGTTGGTCAAATAAACCATTGAAGAAGTTTGTAACAATTGGCACAGTTTGTTCATATCCGAAATACACCCCGGTTCCATTCAAAGAGGAAGACATTTGGAATGGATACCCGGAAGAAACAAATGCGCCATATGGGATTGCGAAAAAAGCGTTGTTGGTTCAGACACAGGCATATCGGGAACAATATAATTTTCCCGGCATTTACATCATCCCGGTCAATTTGTATGGACCAGGGGACAATTTCAACCCGGAGTCATCTCATGTAATTCCGGCTTTGATTCGGAAGTTTGATGAAGCAATAAAAAATAACTTGCCAATGGTGGAGGTTTGGGGGTCAGGGGAAGCAACCCGTGAATTTTTATTTGTAGATGATTGTGCTGAAGGAATTGTTGATGCTATGGAGATGTATGATAGTCCAGAGCCGATGAATTTGGGAACCGGGAAAAGCGTTGCAATTCATGAGTTGGTTTATTTGATACGGGAGTTGATGGGATATGAGGGAGGAATAATATGGGACAGAAGCAAACCGGATGGACAACCAGCCCGGCAGTTAGATGTCTCAAGAGCCAAAGAAAAAATCAATTGGGAACCAAAAGTTGAACTGCATAAAGGATTGCAACAAACAATTAAATGGTGGAGAAAAAATGGAACAAAATAAAAACTTGAAAGTTGTGGAGAAACAACAAGAAGAACTGAATTGGACAACCGGGCTTTTGGTGACTGCCCAGAAGCGGAGATGGTATGGAAAGATGACAATTGAGTTCAAAAATGGATTCATTGATATCATAAGAAATGAGGAAACATTAAAACCCCCGAAAGAGCCTGAATGAAAAATAAAATAATTTTTTTCTTTACTTTTTCTGGATTATCTGTAATAATACCTATTGAATGTAGGAGCCATTGTGTAAAAGGGACCACTTCTTGATTGATGTGGTCCCTTTTTTTATTGGGAGATTGCGATGAACACGAATGTCAGCAACCTTATAACGAATGAAGTGGCTGAATTGACAGTCATAAATGTAATTGTAAAAAGGGATGGCAAATATTTTGTTGAATCTGAAACCGGAAAAAATCTTGGTGGCCCATATGACACACGGGCTGAAGCTGAAAAACGGCTTGCACAAGTAGAATATTTTAAAAACAATTCCTTTTTCAATATCACTTCCAATTTCACTTCCAACAAAGCAGAAACAAGATATGAAACACTTGAGGGGAAACAATATCTTGTTGTGCCTTGCGTAATGATGACTGAAGGTGTTCATTATGGTTCCATGGGGCCATTATATTACCCGGAAATAGAACTGTCCAAAACTCCGGCAATATGGAATGGAAAACCCGTTGTTGTTTATCATCCGCAGTTTAATGGACAGAGTATATCGGCTTGTGACCCGGATGTTTTTGAAACACAAAAAATTGGACAGCTGTTCAACACACGCTGGGAAGATGGCAAACTAAAAACCGAATGTTGGATTGATGAAGAGAAATCTAACAAAGTTGATGACCGGGTCATGAACGCCATTCTTGGCGGACGTATGATGGAAGTCAGCACCGGGCTTTTTACTGACAACGAAATGATTGAAGGCGAATGGAACGGGGAAAAGTATGAAGCCATAGCACGAAATTACAGACCTGACCACCTTGCAATTCTCCCTGACCAGAAGGGAGCATGTTCCATAGAAGATGGAGCCGGGTTGTTAAGGAATCAGGCTGAGGAAAATACACCGGAGGGCAAACTTGCCGCCCACTATTTTGCTATTGTTAATGAACTGAGTCATAACGAAATTTGGCGTGAACTCAATAACAAAATCGGTGACAACGGTTATGTGTCCGATGTATATGAAGATTATTTCATATATGAGATGGGAGAAAAATTGTACCACCAACGTTATGAGACAGTTGATAATGAACTGCAGTTGGTGGGTGAAAGCCAAGAAGTGGAAAAAATTATCCAGTACCAGACAAGTGATGGTGCTATGGTTGGGAATAAAGAAAATCTTGTTTCTGAAAACTCTCTTAATAAGGAAGAAAAAATGAAAAGAGAAGAAATTGTTGCAAAAATGATTGCAAATGAGCAGTCACCTTGGACTGAAGAAGACAAGGAAATGCTGATGAATCTGTCCGATGAAAAATTTGCGAGCATCAAAAATGAAGAGGATGTCCCGGCAGACGTTGATGATGACGCTGAACCGAAAGCCCCGGTTGATGCAGATGCAGATAATGACGCTGACGCTGACGCTGACGCTGAGCCCACCGGGAATGTTACCATGGAGGAATATATCAACAACGCTCCTGAAGGGATGCGTGATGTACTCCGTTCTGGCGTTGAAGCGCACCGGGAAGAAAAAAGAAAACTGATTCAGAAAATCACTGCCAATAAAAAGAATCCTTTCAGCAAAGAACAGC